GGTGGCGCAATAAGTAGCGCAATCATTGGCGGCGGATTCCCATTACTTTTCGGTCAAGGCGCTGGCGCGGCTGTAGGCGGTGGATTCGGCGGCTTGGCCGGTGGTCTGCTTGGCGGAGGATTCGGTTTCGCCCTTTCTATTGCTGGAACGGCAATAGGCGATGTAATTGACCAAACACAAACGTTTAACCGTTCACTGGCTGTATTAAACGCCAGTACAAAACAATATGGAGTTACCGCTCAAATAACGGCAAATGACGTTAAAACTCTAGCTAAAAACCTAAACATAACAAAAGAAGAAGCTCTTGATGTTATCAGTGCATTTTCAGGCTTTAAGTCCGCTGATACCAAAAATGCACTAGCGTTACTTTACGGCACAGATGCAAACACACTAGAAAATCTTGCTGCCGTAAAAGATCAAGCTGGTTTAGCACAAGTAATTCTATCGTCCTATAAGCAAATAGGTATTGAAAAAGCTACGCAACTAATAAATCAACTTAAAACTACAGATGCTTCTACAGTTGAGTTGGCTTTCCAAAAAGCCTTGTTGGACGTAAAAATAAAACAGACGGAAGAAGGTCTACGTCAAATAACAATACAAGATCGCATCCTGGCAGGATTGGCATCTGCCGGTTCTTTAGGCGCTGGAGGCCCAGTAATTAACCCCGCCATTTTTGGTGAACAAAGAGTACAAGAATTCAGACGTAAAAATAAGCCAGCCGACATATTTACTAATGCTCTTAGAGGTTTACAGCAGCTGCGAGCAGCAAACTTAGGTGTTGAAGCCCTGCGTCCGGATAAAGCCGGAGAACGTGCAGCAGCTAAGGCAGAAAGAGATGCGGCCAGAGAAGCTACTCGCGTAGCTGAGGTGGTTCGTAACCGTCGTGCCAGTGCCGAATTTACGCAAATTGAATCTGCTCTACAAGATAAAATTGCAGCAGCAGAAAATAACAAAGATACGGTTCTTGCAGCTCGTTTGCGCGGAGAACAAGCACTACTCAATGTTCAGTATGAATACGCAAAAGCACTAGCAGAAGAAAAAGATCCTTTGGCACAAGCAGCCATTATCTACGACGGTTTAACTAAAACAACAGCTACAAGAAAAGATACTGAACGTGAAATAAATAGAATTTACGCAGAGCGCCAGCGTATGGTTCAAGACATGATTACAGATTTAGATTATGAAGTACAATTAAAATATGCTACCACCAACGAAGAGCGCACACGTATAGAGATTGAGCGCGAGCGGTCTCGTCTTATCAAAGAAGGTATTACTGATGAAAATACACTTGCCGCTATTGCTGCTAGGCGAGCAGAATTAAACAAACCGATTCTTGGCACAGATCTCATTCGCCAACAAATCGGTGCTTTATCGGATGAAATGACAAAACTTATAGATGTTGGGACACAAGTAACTGCTATTGCCGAGAACATTGGTAGTTTTTTTGCCGACTCTTTCAAAGGCGCAATCTCTGGTGCAATGACCGCTCAAGAAGCTCTCGCCAGTTTCTTCCAAAGCGTGGCGGATCGCTTCCTAGATATGGCGGCCCAGATCATCGCCAAGTGGATCGAAATGTCAATCCTCAACAGCGTCCTCAACCTCTTCCCTGGTGGGGGTGGAGCCGCAACCAGCGCATTGTTCGGCGCTGGAGCCCCAGGTGCAGTGGTCGGCGGAGGCATCTTCGGCGGCGCTGGACCATTCCAGTTCAGGGCCGCCGGCGGTCCGGTCATGGCTGGCTCGCCCTACATCGTCGGAGAAAAAGGCCCCGAACTGTTTGTTCCGGGTCGCAGCGGCGGTATCGTGCCCAACGACAGCCTTGGAATGGGAAGTGCCAACGTCGTGGTGAACGTGGACGCCAGCGGGTCTAATGTGCAAGGCGACGGCAACCAAGCCAACCAACTCGGCAAGGTCATCGGCATCGCAGTCCAGCAAGAACTCATCAAACAAAAACGTCCCGGAGGCTTGCTCGCCTAATGGCTACCTTCCCCAGCTATAAACCAACCTATTCGGCCAGCAAAAGCAGCCAGCCAAACGTCCGCACGGTCCAATTCGGCGACGGCTATCAACAGCGCCTGACCTACGGCCTCAACCAAAACCCGAAGGAGTGGCGCCTCAGCTTTAACGTCACCGACGCTGACGCCGACATTATTGAAACCTTCCTCAACGCTCGCGCCGCCGACAACGCCAGCTTCGACTGGACCCCACCCGACACCTCCACTTCATACAAGTGGATCTGCCCCAGCTGGACCCGCGAAATGTTTGATTTCCAGCGCAGCAGGATTGACGTCACTTTCCGCCAAGTATTTGAACCCTGATGGCATATTCAGCTTGGGCTAGCTCAACAACTTATGCCGTTGGCGCGATTATTCGTGCCACCAGCCTGCCCGGCACCGGCTTGGTGTTCAAATGCATTGTGGCTGGCACCTCCGCTGCAACTGAGCCGACATGGCCAACGGTTATTTACACGACGCAGACGCTTGACAACACCCAGACCAATAAAGTCGGTTTTGTTGTAGACGGCACGGTGACGTGGGCGGCAATCATGGCCGTCTCGCAGGATCTTCAAGATGCTGCGCTGTCGTCAATAATTGAGCTATTTGAGTTGCAGCTTGACGCCACTCTGCATGGTGCCACTGATGTGTACCGCTTTCACGCTGGCGCCAATGCACTGAACACACCAGGCGATGTGATTTGGAACGGCAACGCCTACCTTCGTTATCCCGTGCGAGTCGAAGGTTTTGAGTGGAACGGCCAAGGTCAACTGCCGCGCCCGAAACTATCAATCAGCAATCTTGCCAGTACCATCAGCGCCCTGCTGTTGATCGTCAACGAAGAGACGCCTAACAACGATCTCATCGGCGCAAAGCTGACACGTATCCGCACGCTGGCACGTTACCTCGACAACGTGAACTTTGAAGGTGGTGTGAACCCCAGCGGTGCCGTTGACCCTACCGCTGAATTTCCGCGAGATATTTACTGCATCGCCCGCAAGTCAACCGAAAACCGTAACGTCGTTGAATTTGAGTGCGCCGCTGCATTTGACCTGCAGCACGTCAAGGCACCCCGCCGCTTATGCATCAACAACGTCTGCCAGTGGACCTACCGCAGTGCTGTTGGCTGTGGCTATGACCCAACGCAGATTGGACCGTTCTGGGACGCGGCAGACCAGCCGGCCACAACCTTGGCAACTGACGTATGCGGCAAACGCTTGAGTAGCTGCATCCTCCGCTTTGGCGAAGTAATTGTGAATGGAAACCTAATCAGTGGCAGCAATATCATGACCAATCTGACCACAAACGAACTGGCGCGTATTCGAGTTGGCGATCCGATTGTCGGTATCGGTCTGCCTGATAACACCACAGTCACTGCCATTGGCACAAACCAACTGACGCTTTCCAATAACGCAACATCTACAACAACGATTGTTCGCAATGGTACGTTGACCACTCAAGGTATACAGATGACTGTTGCAACTGTTGATGGTTTGACGGCAGGTATGACCATTGAAGGTACTGGCATACCTTCAAACACAACAATCCGTAGCATCAGCGACACCACGCTCACCCTCAGTATTTCCAGCAACGATTATTACTTAGATAGCGCAACTGTCAAACAAGTTGAATACAGAGTTGTTGGCGATATTCCACGTCTTTACATGAGCGACACCAGCGGGATTGCAGCTAGCGATCAGGTGCGTGGGAATGGGATTTATACCAACACCGACGTAGTTGGCATCAGCACAGACAAATTTGTGCAAATCAGTCAAAACGCCGGCGCCGAAGAAAATGTTGAATTCGCAGCAACGTTTTACACACCGCGAACGTTTACATCGTTGAGTTACACATTCCGTACCAATACCCGTTATACGATTCGTGCTGGGGCGTCTTTGCCCTTCGGCTCTTTTCCCGGCGTGGGCAACATCAAAGTATGAACAAAACCGCACGCACCGCTGCACTGGAACACGCCAAGGCTTGCCTGCCCAAAGAAGCCTGCGGTTTGCTGGTGGTCATCAAAGGCCGCGAACGCTACTGGCCGTGCAAAAACCTCGCCAATGCCGAGGACTTCTTCGTGCTGGACCCCGAGGACTGGGCAGCCGCTGAGGACAAAGGCGAGATCACGGCAGTGGTTCATAGCCATGTGCTGATGCCACCGACACCCAGCCAAGCCGATCTGGTGGCGTGCGAGAAGTCCGGCCTGCCTTGGTACATCGTCAACCCGCAACTAGAGAACTGGGGTGAGTGCAAGCCGTCGGGCTACAAAGCACCACTGATCGGACGGCAATGGGTGTGGTCAATCACGGATTGCTGGACGCTGGTGCGCGACTGGTACAAGGAGGAGTGGGGTCTGGAGTTGAAGGACTGGGAGCGTCCGTTAAACCCCATGGAGTTTGTCAAGGCTCCAATGTTTGATGACTGTTGGGCGGAGGCTGGTTTCCGCGAGTTGCGTGCTGATGAGGAACTGCAGGTGGGGGATGCTGTGCTGATGTCGATTGCTGATCGCGGCCTCAACCACGTCGGCGTCTACATCGGCAACCAAATGATCCTGCACCACCTCAGGGGACGGCTTTCAAGTCGTGACTTGTATGGGGAATGGCTTTTACAATGCACAGGGAGGAGGCTGCGCCATGCTTCGAGAGATTAAGCTCTACGGCAAGCTCGCCAAGTTCGTCGGCCAACGCAGCTTTCAGGCAGCCGTCAGCAACGCCGCCGAGGCAGTCCGCTTTCTGCTGGCTAACTTCCCCGGCTTGGAACAGCACATGGCGGACCAGCACTACAAGGTGCTGGTGGGTGACTGGTCGCTAACGCTGGATGAGATCCACAACCCAGCCGGTCAGCAGGCCATCAAGATCGTGCCGGTGGTTGGTGGTGCTGGTGGTAATGGCGCGGAATCCATTTTGCTTGGCGTCGGATTGATTGCGGCTGCAATTATTACTGGTGGTATCGCATCCGCTGGTGTTGCTTTAGGCGGCTTCATGGGTATTGGCCCTGTTGGCACTGTTGTCGTTGGCATTGGTGCATCTTTGGTGCTTGGCGGAGTCGCGCAAATGATCGCCCCAACGCCTTCCATGGGGTCACTCAATTCCGTTGGCGGCACTGGCGGCAGCTCAGATCCCCGCGAAAGTTACAGCTTCAACGGCGTGCAAAACGTAAGTCGCCAAGGTGTACCAGTCCCCATCATTTTCGGGGAAGTTGTGTGCGGCTCAGTTACCGTAAGTGCTGGCATTGACGTGGCGCAGGTAACCGGCTGATGGCTTATATCGCAGGCGCTGGTGGAATGATGGCGGCGGGGGTGGCCGGCAAAGGTGGCGGCGGTGGCGGCGGTGGTGGCGGTCCCGGCGTCAACACACCAACAGAAGCAAAAGACAGCCTTGATTCAGTTGCTTACGCCAATACCATTGACCTTCTGAGTGAAGGCGAGATCGAAGGCTTTGCAACACCATCGAAGGCTGGTTATGCACGCGATAGCGCCAACTGGAACCTAGCCCTGCTCAAAGATGTTTACGCCAACGACACCGCAATCCTGCGCGAAGAAGCAGACATTGCAAATATCCAAGACAGTGATTACAACTTTCGTGACTTTTCAATCAAGCCACGTTACGGCCTAAACGACCAAGACCCCGTAACAGGTTTTGATCGCGTCGAAACAGAAATTTCTGTTGGCGTTGAAGTTGAACAAGGCACACCGATAACGCGCACTATTTCCGACGCCGACACTGACAGCGTTCGCGTCACAATATCTATTCCAGCACTGCAGGTATTTTCTGACAGAGGCGATATTCACGGCACATCAGTCAACCTGCAAATTGCTGTTGCCGAAGCTGGTGGTGCGTTTAACACGGTTATTAACGATGTAATCAGCGGACGCACAGGTGATTTGTACCAGCGCAACTACGAAGTTAATCTGCTGGGGCGTTCTTTTCCCGTTGATATTCGTGTCATCCGTGTAACAGCAAACAGCAGTAGCAGTAAAACAATTAACAGCTTTTCGTGGGCAAGTTATACGCAAATTGTTTCTCGCAAAATGAAATATCCCAACAGCGCATACGTTGGGATTCGTATTTCAGCCGAACAGTTCAGCAGCATCCCAAGTCGTTCTTACCGTATTCGCGGCCTAAAAATTCAACTGCCCAGCAACGCCACGGTTGATGTTGCTACAGGCCGCGTGACCTATGCCGGCATTTGGAACGGAACCTTTGGCGCTGCTCAATGGTGCGCGGATCCTGCCTGGTGCCTATACGCGTTGCTCACCAACACGCGCTGGGGCTTTGGCCAACACATCAATGCTGCACAAATCGACAAGTGGAGTTTTTATCAGGCATCCATCTACGCCAACACGCTTGTTGATGACGGCTTTGGCGGGCAGGAGCCACGCTTCCAGTGCAACGTCAACATCCAGACGCTAGATCAGGCATACAACCTCATTAACGAGTTGTGCTCAGTATTCCGGTCCATGCCGTTCTGGAACACTGGTGCGCTAACGATCGCCCAGGACAGTCCGCAAGATGCAACGTACCAGTTCAACCAAAGCAACGTCATCAATGGCGAGTTTGGTTACAGCACTTCAGACGTAAGCACCCGCTTTAACAGCGTCACGGTGTCTTACTTCGATATGGGCACCCGCGACACCGCATTTGAGATTGTTGAAGATGTAGACCTGATCACCAAGTACGGTTTCAACAGCACGGAGATCACGGCATTTGCCTGCACCTCTCGCGGTCAAGCGCGTCGCCTAGCCAAGTGGTTGATCTACAGCAACCAATACGAAGCCGAGACGATCACATTTGCCACCTCGATTGACGCTGGCACGATCTGCCGCCCAGGGCAAATTATTCAAGTGGCTGATCGCATGAAAGTTCTTCCAGGAACTCGCCGTGGCGGACGAATAACCAGCGCGACTACCAGTCAAATTACAGTTGATGACGCTACTGATCCAATTCCAGATACCCTTAATCCGTTATTGTCGGTAATTCTGCCTGATGGGCGTTTTGAGACTCGTCCGATCGTAGACGTTTCAGGCAGGACTGTAACAGTTGATCCGCCGTTTAGTCAGGCGCCTGTAAACAACAGCATTTGGGTTGCTCAAAATGATGATATTGAAGCAACTACCTGGCGCGTCCTTGCTGTCACCGATGGCGGCGATGGCACGTTTGGCGTCACGGCACTGGCGTACAACAGCAGCAAATATGCCTATGTCGAAGACGGTGAAAAACTGCAGCCTCGCAGTATTACTAACCTGAACCGCCGTTATGGAGGTCCGCAAGATATTACGCATTCGCTGCAGATTTATAACCTTAACGGTCAAGCAAAAGTCAAAATTATTCTCAACTGGACTGCGGTTAGTGGCGCCAGCGGCTACAAAGTTCGCTTCCGCGCTGACCAAGATAACTGGTTTGAGCAAATTGTTGCTCGTGGCACAAGTTATGAAATTCTTGATGCTCGGATTGCAATTTATCAAATTGAAGTATGGACGCTAAATGCAGCATTGTTGCAAACAGGCGTCAGTAAATTAACGCTGTCCTCGTCCGGTAAGTCAGTCTTGCCAGATGCGCCGACAGGCTTGACGTTGGTATCAGTGGACAACGGCACCGCCCTGTTGCGCTGGAATTTGAGCACTGATCTCGACGTGGTACTGGGTGGCAACGTGCTGATTCGTCATTCCAAAGAAACGGTGGGCGCCATATGGGAAGAGTCCCAAAGCATTGTTGATTCGGTTTCCGGCAATTCCACTGAGCGGCGTGTTGAACTCCTTGAAGGGACTTACTTGATCAAGTTTGTGGATGTCGAAGGCAATGTGTCCATGTCCGCAGCCTCAATGGTTGTTGATCTGCCCGCAACCCTTCCGCGCCTGCTGGTTACAACTTTTGCTGAAGAAAATACGACGCCACCATTTCAAGGTGATGTGGTGAATATGTTCTATTCAGGCGAGTTTAATGCGCTTGTGCTTGACAGTGGTGATGCTGTTGACGACATGGCTGTTGACGGTGACTGGGACGCCTTACCTTCGATTGATAGCGCCGGCGGGGTAGTCAGCAGCGGCGAATACACCTTTGACGCCCCATACGACATGGGCGCCCGCTACGACGTAAATATCCAAAGGCGTTTCAAAACCTACCCCTACCTGCCTGCCTCGCTGTGGGACGACAAAACCGCTTTGATTGATGAGTGGGGCACCATTGATGACGGTGGATTGGAGGCCGTCAACGCAAAGCTGTACGTCAGCACCACCGACGACGACCCTAACGGCACCCCGACTTGGGGTTCGTGGCAGGTATTTGCCAATGGCTTGGCACGCGGTCGCGGTTTCCGTTTCAAAACGATTGCCACCACTACCAATCCAGCCGTCAACATCCGCATTGAAGAGCTGGGCGTTGCGATGGAACTGCAGCAGCACACGGAGCAGTCGGCAATCTTGACCTCGACCGCCAGCGCCTATAGCGTCACGTTCGATAACGCTTTTTACCAAGCGCCTGCCGTGGCCATCAGCCCAACGAACCTTGCTACGGGTGACTTTGTGGAGTTGACCAGCATCACAAGAACAGGTTTTCAAGTAACATTTAAGAACAGTGCTGGCTCTGCCGTGTCCAGGTCGTTCACCTACGTCGCCGTCGGTTACGGCAGAGAGGTCTAAGCCATGGCGCAGGCAGCAGTATTTATTGAAAACCAGTCAGGTTTCAGCTTCAGGACTGACCTGAACAACGTGCTGGAGGCAGTTTCAAGCCTTCAAAGCGGTAGCTCAGCACCGGCGGTATTGCCGGAAACGTCCACCTACGTGGCGTACCAACTGTGGGCAGATACGGGTAACGGTCTGCTCAAGATCCGTGATGGCTCAACCTCCAGCTTCATCACGATTGGCACGCTGGGTACTGCCAACCTCGGTCTAGCAACGACCGCCAGCCCCACTTTTTCTGGCACCGCAACCTTTAGCGGCAACGTCTTGCTGAGTGGTACAGGTTATTTGGACCTGCCTGTAGGCACCACAGCGCAACGTCCGGGTTCGCCCAACTCGGGCATGATCCGGTTTAACTCGGATCTAACGCAGTTTGAAGGCCACAACGGCACGTCTTGGGGCACCATCGGCGGCGGTGCAAAGGGCGGTGGATCTGATGACGTGTTTTACGAGAATCGCCAGACGGTCACCACCAATTACACTTTGAGCACTGGCAAAAACGCCATGTCGGCCGGACCGATCACGATTAACGCTGGGGTGACCGTTACGGTGCCCTCGGGCGCTTCATGGGTGGTGGTGTAAGTCATGCCAATCGCAATCAACGGCTCTGGAACAATCACTGGCATCAGCGCAGGCGGCCTACCCGCTAGCAGCATCACCACAGCCAGCATTGCTGATAACTCCGTCACCTACGCCAAGATCGGCACCACTGAGCAAGGGCAGCTTTGCAAAGCCTGGGTCAACTTCAACGGCACCTCGACCGTGGCAATCCGCGCCAGCTACAACGTGAGCAGCATTACGGATAACGGGACGGGCGACTATACGGTGAACTTCACGTCGGCGTTAACGGATGCAAATTATGCGTTTACTGTTGACGGCTATCAAACGACAACCGCAAACACTTGCAACAGTCAGGTAACCGGGCAAACAGTTACAACAACTGCTTTGCGTGTTCAAACAACCAATTCAAGTTTTGTTCTTGTTGACTCACTCGGAGTCAGCGTTTGCATCTTCCGGTGAGGCAACCCATGAACAGAATCATCTACCAAAACGAGACCGGCGGAGTCTCCATCATCATCCCCACCGAGTCCGTCGAACTGGCTCTCAAGGATGTCCCCGAAGGCGTGCCCTACGAGATCGTCGAAGAAGCCGACATTCCCAGCGACCGCTACTTCCGCGATGCGTGGGTCATGGGCGACTGCTGCGTGGAGCACGACCTCGACAAGTGCAAAGAGATCGGCCACGACCTTCGCCGCCAGCAACGCGCTGAGGAGTTCGCCCCCTACGACGAGGTGATCGCCAAGCAAATCCCTGGTGCTGACGCCGTTGCAGCGGAAGAAGCCCGCCAGCAGATCCGTGATAAGTACGCCCTGATCCAAGACGTGATTGAAGGCGCGTCTACTCCCGACGAAATCAAGACCGCCCTGGAGGCAAACCAATGACAGTCAGGCTAAATGGCGCTACATCGGGTTACACCGAGATCGACGCTCCGGCGGTGGCTGGGTCGAACACGCTGGTGCTTCCGACTGGTAACGGTTCCGCCGATCAGGCGCTGGTCACCAACGGCAGCGGCACCTTGAGCTTTGCTGATCGCGGGCGGATGACGCTTGCCACCGCGCAGAACAGCACCAGCGGCACCAGCATCGACTTCACTGGGATTCCGAGCTGGGTGAAGCGGGTGACGGTGATGTTTAACGGGGTGAGTACGAGTGGGGTTAGTGTATATCAAGTGCAGCTTGGCATAACTAGCGGATTTCAAACAACTGGTTATACAGGGGGATATTCATATAATGGAGCTACTAATGCCGGAGCTGCGGTAACAACCGGATTTGGCATATTCAATGACGGTGGCGGCAATTTTAAATCTGGCTCATTAGTCCTCAGTCTTAGCGGCGCAAACATTTGGACATGCCACGGAGTATTTGCTCAAACCGGCGCTGCCCCTGGCTATAACCTTTTTACAGCAGGCACTGTCACCCTCTCCGGCACTCTAGATCGCGTCCGCATCACTACCGTCAACGGCACCGACACCTTTGACGCTGGGTCGATCAACATTCTCTACGAGGGCTGATCATGAGCACGCTTGTCGCATCCAACCTGCAGGCGTCCGGCGGCGGTGGCACTGCTGCAACGCTGGCCAGCATCAACGGCGGACCTCTGGCTGGCACCCGCAACCGCATCATCTGCGGGAACATGGCGATCGACCAGCGCAACGCTGGGGCATCGCAAACCTTTACTGCAGGCGCTGCGCTCGCCTATGCGGTGGATCGCTGGTACGGCTACTGCACCGGCGCCAACGTCACCGGCCAGCGGGTACAAGGCGCCAGCGTCGGACAGTTCCGCTACCAGTTCACCGGCGCAGCATCTGTCACGGCCATCGGTTTCGGCCAGCGCATCGAGCAACTCAACAGCGCTGACCTAGCCGGCACCACGGCAACGCTGAGTGTCGATCTGGCCAACTCGGTGCTCACCACCGTTACCTGGACCGCGTTTTACGCCACCACCGCCGACAGCTTTGGCACGTTGGCCAGCCCCACTCGCACGCAGATCGCCACTGGCACGTTCACAGTCAATAGCACCGTGACGCGCTACAGCACGAACATCAGCATCCCATCGGCTGCTACCACTGGCATTGAGATCGTTTTTACAGTCGGCGCCCAGACTTCCGGCACTTGGACGATCGGCAATGTCCAACTTGAAGCCGGCAGCGTTGCCACCCCGTTTGAGCGCAGGAGCTACGGGCAGGAGCTGGCGATGTGTCAGAGGTATTTTCAAAAAGTATCGGGAGGCGGTTCTAATAGTGGCGCAATTTCAAGTGGCGTCATATACAATACTTCATCGGCTATTACTTATTTTAAGTTTCCAGCAACGATGAGAGCGGCGCCAACCGGCTCTGTTGCCTCTGCTGGAAATTTTTCGCTTATTGTGAATGGGTCAATTTTGACCCCTTCTTCTGTAAGTGTGTACACTTCATTAACAGATTCAACAAGACTTGATGTGACGCAAGGCGGTATGTCCGCAGGGTCTGCGTGTGTTGTGTGCGCTAATTCTTCTGCTGATGGAATTTCGCTTTCTGCGGAGCTATGACCATGTACAAACAGGTTCGCGACATCACTACTCAGAATTTATTTGAAGGTGTCATCAGGAAATCTGACAATGCCTTCATCCCACCCGACCCCGCTAACACCGACTACCAGGCGTACCTGAAGTGGCTTGAAGCCGGCAACACCCCCGAGCCTGCACTCGAGCCCGAGCCCGTCCCCGAGCTGACGCCTGCTGAAAAACTTGCTGCGAGCGGCCTTACCGTAGAAGAACTTAAACAGCTCCTCGGTTTGGACTGATGGCCATTTCCCCCGGCACCTACAACATCTCGCTCCAGCGCCGGGCGGACTACAGCATCACGCTGCAGTTCAAAGACAGCACAAACTCCCCAATCAACCTGACCGGCTGGAGCGCCGCGTCCCAAGTCTGGAACCAAGACCGCACCACCAAATACGCCGACTTCACCGTCGCCTACACCAACCGCAGCACGGGCACGATCACGATTTCGCTCACCGCAGCACAGACTGCGCTATTTCCCGACGAGGCGTATTACGACGTACTGCTGACCAACGGATCCGGCCTGAAAGAGTATTACCTGGAGGGCATTATTTACGTGTCCGAGGGTTATACAGCATGACCACCGTCAACGTCAGCACAGTAACAAACACCGTCACGGTAACTGAAAACGGCAGCACTACTGTCGTCACAGTCCCACAGACCTCAACGCTAACGGCAATAACCGTTGGCCCTCAAGGTCCAAAAGGTGATCCTGGTGCAGCTTTTGAATACATACAATCAACACCAGCAGCAGTCTGGACAATTAATCACAACCTAGGTTTTAAGCCTTCCGTTGAACTACTGGATGCTGGTAGTCAGGAAATCGACGGTGAAGTTTCGCATCCCTCTGTTAACCAGACCGTTGTTACACTAAATCCAGCGTCCGCCGGCCTTGCTCGCCTGATCTGACATGGCACGTAAGTTCTTTACTGACATTGACCTTCAGAGCACATCAAAGGTCATCAACGTCCCGACACCAAGCGCAGCAGGCGACGCAGTACCTAAAAGCTACGTCGACAGTGCCGTTGAAGGACTGGCTTGGAAAGACAGCGCCCGCGTCGGCACTCAGAGCAACTTGAACCTGAGCAGCCCTGGCTCGACGATTGATGGCGTGACGATGGCCAGCCAGGACCGCGTTTTGGTCCGCAACCAATCCACACAGAGCCAGAACGGCATCTACGTCTGGAACGGCGCAGCGGTCGCCATGACCCGCTCTCTTGACGCCAATACTTTTGCCGAGCTGGAACAGGCGATCATCACGGTTGAAGAAGGCACCGACGCTGGTACGACTTGGCGCCAAACGCAGGTCAACGGCACGATTGACGTCAATAATGTCCTATTCACCTCGTTTGCTGCTGCAGCCCCGGCCGCCAGCGAAACCACGGCAGGCGTTGCTGAAATTGCTACCCAAGCCGAAACCGACGCCGGCACGGATGACCTGCGCATTGTCACTCCGCTGAAGCTGGCCAACTGGTCAGGCCGTCTGCGGAAGGTGTCGAGCAACGTCGGTGATGGCAGCGCGACCAGCTACATCGTTACCCACAACCTGAACACTCGGGACGTGGTGGTGCGGGTATTTCCGAACAGCGGCCAATACGACGACGTTGAAGTGGACGTGCAGCGTACCAGCGTCAATGCTGTAACTGTGGTGTTTGCCACCGCTCCCGCCTCTAACGCCTACCGCGTGGTGGTGCTCGGCTAATGTCACGGGTTTTTGAGACTGAGATTGTCCTAAATGCACAGCGTGAAATTCGACTGGCTGATGCGGATTCGTCCAACTACGTCGGATTTAAGGCACCTGTGACCATCACGGCAAATCGCATCTGGACACTGCCATCCGCTGACGGCACCAACGGCCAAGTGCTCAGCACCAACGGCTCTGGAACGCTGTCCTGGGCCACAGCAGGCGGCGGTGGTGGCGGCAGTTCCACAGGCGACAACCTTTACCTCAACAGCACCTGCATCTGAGCCATGGCTTCCTCACCCGCTTTTATCTCCACAGCTCGCATCGGGCGTTGCAGCCTGAGCACGGCTAACACCGCCACCGATGGCACCGGCACGATCACTGATTTGATCACTGGCGCTGCTGCTGGCACTCGAATCTTGAGCGTCAACGTGCAAGGCACTGCGACGACGGTGGCAGCACTGGTAAACCTGTTCCTGTATGACGGCACCAACTGGGACTTGTTTGATCAGATCACAATCAGCGCCACGACGGGTAGCAACACGGTTAAGGGCTACAGGTTGGTCACCAGCTACACCGACCTGGTGTTGCCAAGCGCGAGTTACAAACTGGGCGCCACGATCACGGTTGCACCGACGACTGGCACGGTGCGTGTTGCAGCGTTCGGGGGTGACCTGACATGAACCTAAACCCAGTCGGCTGGGCGTCATCGTCGCTGCGGATTGTTGCCAGGCTGTTCAACAGCGGCGTGAATAGCACGACGCCAGTGACGGCAATCAGCGAGGCGCCGATTGGTGTGGCTAACGCTGACATCGCGCTGGTCGCCAAGGGTACAGGCGCAACGTTGGCTCAGGTGCCGGATGGGACGGCAACGGGCGGAAATAAACGAGGAACGGGCGCGACGGATTGGCAGAAGAACCGAAATACAGCCGCAAACGTTGCCAGTGGTGTTGAAGCGGTGATTGCCGGTGGCAGCGTTAATACTGCAAGCGGTCAACAGTCTGTGGTTGGAGGAGGTTTTAGCAACAGTGCATCCGGCATCAGCTCCACTATTGGCGGAGGAGCTACCAACACGACAGTTGGCAGCTATGCCACTGTTGCAGGCGGCTCCACCAATAGCTCAGGCGGCGTATACGCCACTATCGGAGGTGGCTATAACCATATCGGAAATGGTAATTACAGTTTCATCGGCGGCGGCCATAGCAACATCGCCTCCAATACTTACAGCTTCGTCGGCGGCGGCCAGAGCAACACCGCCCAAACCAACACGCACGCAACGGTGTGTGGGGGAAGCACGAATACGGCGAGCGGGCAGTATGCGTTTGTTGGGGGTGGCAATACCAATACAGCAAGTGGCATCTATTCAGGCATAACAGGAGGCTCTAGCAACATTGCTTTTGGTAGTAACTCTTTTGTAGGAGGTGGTGACAATAACAGAGCGAACGGCACCAGCTCGTGCATTAGTGGAGGTGCAAATGGAACAGCTCGCCTTATTGTCGGGTATCACGTTTTCCCAGCATGTAGTGCTCCGATTGCTACTACGCAAGGTTGCACTCAATCCGCTCTTCTGCTCCTAGCCCGCGAAACCACCAACGCCACCGCCACAGTCCTCACCAGCAACGGCGGCGGCGGCAGCACCACAAACCAAGTCATCCTGCCCAACAACAGCGCTTACTCGTTCTCGGGTGAGGTGATCGCTGGTGTGACCGGCGCTGGTGACACAGCCCGTTGGACCATCAACGGTGCAATCAAACGCGGCGCTAACGCAGCCTCCACCGCCATGGTTGGCACGGCCACCGTCACCATGACTCACAATGACGCTGGCGCTACAGCTTGGACCGTTGCCGTCACCGCAGACACCACCAACGGCGGCATTGCCGTCACCGTCACAGGTGCTGCAGCCACCACAATCCGCTGGGTCTGCAAAATCAACACCACGGAGATGACCTACTGATGGCCTTCACAACTTCCCTAGCTGAAACCAACATCGGCATCCCGCTTGCCGATACCTACGCCCGCATCACCTTGCTGCGCTGCGACAAGGAGCAATGCCTGATGCAAATCTCGCATTACGCCAATGCTGATGCACGACACGCCAACGCCAGCCCGGTGTTTGATCGCACGGTATTCGCTCCCACCGCTGAGCTACAGCCTGGAGCTGACCCCTTAGCGATTGGCTACGCCTGGCTGAAGACCCAACCCGAGTACGCCGACGCGGTGGATTGCTGATGGCCGTCAAATCCAAGACCGGCGTTGCCCGCATCGAACACAAAACTGGCAAGCCTAAGCGCACGCGCCAAGGCCAAGGCCAAAACAGCCTGCCCAATCACGGCCGCAAAAAGACACGCGGCCAAGGCCGTTAAACTACAAAAAGAATCCTGGACGACAGTGGCCCCAAGCCCGTCAGACACTAGCTTTTGGCGGGCTGTCAAGCAAGAAGCCATTGCCGGCCTCGTGGTACTTCTCGCCGGCGGCGCCATAACCGGCATTGGTTATCTTGTCTACACGGTCCCGTCCCAGCTGGAACGTGTCATCCAAAATCAAGAGCAATTCAAAACCCGCGTCAGTCAACTAGAAGACACTGTTAAAGATCACGACGTCCGTATCATCAAACTAGAAATGCGCCCCTGATGGCCGTCACCAACAGCACCGACTACGGCAACGGCTACACACTGGACCAACTCGAAAACGAACGCGGCGAACTCTACTACCGCGCCTGCAAAGGAAGCGTTTGCCGCTACGCCGAAGACCACTACCTAGCCCTCATGTACCTAGAAGGTATGGCTG